TCGCCTTGATGACCCTGTGCGCCTTGAACGCCCTGCTCACCTTGATGACCTTGTTCACCTTGATGCCCTTGATGACCCTGCTCACCCTGATGACCTTGTTCACCTTGATGCCCTTGAAAACCTTGTTCACCTTGAGTGCCCTGTTCGCCTTGAAAACCTTGTGAACCTTGTTCACCCTGCACACCTTGTGAACCTTGTACGCCTTGAAAGCCTTGAGATCCTTGCTCGCCCTGTACACCTTGTGCACCTTGTGCACCCTGTGCTCCTTGCGCTCCCTGTACACCTTGGAAACCTTGTGAACCCTGTTCACCTTGTACGCCTTGCTCTCCTTGATGTCCTTGAAAACCTTGAGATCCTTGCTCACCTTGAAAACCCTGTGAACCTTGCTCGCCCTGTACGCCCTGTTCGCCTTGGAATCCTTGGAAACCTTGTGAACCTTGTTCACCTTGTCGTCCTTGTGAACCCTGTACGCCTTGAAAACCTTGCGCACCTTGTTCACCCTGTACGCCTTGCGAACCCTGAGAACCTTGTGTTCCAGCAACAGCGGGTGTAAAAATAGTTACAGTATTGCCAGAAACAGTTACAGTAGAAACACCAGCAGGATCAGCAATAATTTTTAAAGTATCGTTATTTGAAGAAGGCGATATTGATGTTGTGGAATTGGCTACATTTTTAAATACAGCATCATTTAATGCACTATTTGCGCGCGATTCTGTATTATTAAGACGCGCTTCTACATTAGTACCTTGAACGAAAATTGAATTTGCATTGACTGTTTGGGCAATGACCACTGTATCTACGGTAACATTACCATAAATTCTTGTATTACCTTGTAATTTTGCCATTTCTTAAATTCTGCCCAAATGATTATTAGGTATTTATTTTACTTTAAAGCCCATATCTGGACTTCGTTGCGTTATAATTTTGCAAAACTTCTGCTGCATTTAATGCTCTGCTGTATATACGAACAACGGGAATATCTCCATCAATCAAATTTCCCTTGATTACATTACCGTCCCATCTTCTCGCAATACGAATGGTTCCGCCTGAACTTGAAGTTCCTGTATAGTTTAGCGAACCATTTTCAGAGCCATTCACATAAAATTTTAAAACTGTTCCCGTATATGTTCCAACAAAATGATACCACACATTTGTACTTGCGGCAAACCCTGTTACATTATGCCATGAACCGTCGAAAAACCCTGCTGTAATATTATAGTTGCTTGGTGCATTATTTGTTCCAATCGAATAATTTAATTTGTTAACTAAATCAAATTGATTCGTCACAATTGCAGTTACTTTAGTTCCAATTGCAGCAGTAAATTTTACCCAAGTTTCTACAGTCCAAGTATTTAGATCTGGCACACTGGCAGTTTCAGCATATTCTCCAGCATCATCATCAAAATTTAACATACCACCATTTTCGTTTTTAAATGTTGGCGTATTATATAAAGTTGCATCACGATCATTACCACTTAAATCATACCACGTACTGCCACTTCCTGAATATGAATCATCTTCGGCAGTATCTAAATGTAAAAATAAACTGTCAGAGACAATTGCCTTTGTCACTTCATCAAATTCTTTTGCGACTAACAATTTACCATCTCTTGTTTGACGCTTTACCAATCCATTTGATAACGGATTAATCGTTATTTCGTCTAATTCGCTGGCTTTAAACGAAGTTTCACTTTCACTAATTGTACTTTGTGAAACTTCATCAAAAGAACCTACACTATAGAGAGTTCCATCACTTTTTAAACTTGATGATCTAGTCATAATTTAACTTAGATAAAAATTGTATCAATACTATCCGAAGAATCATTATAATAAGAATATGCAACCACTGTTCCAGTTGTATTTTTATATTGTACATTTGCAGCAGCAAGTTTGTGCGTTGACAAAGTATTGCTTGCTAATGTGTAAGTCAGATTTGCAGTACCACCAAACACACCATTATTATTAAACAACAATTGTGTCGTTGAAGTATTTGCAAGTGGTACGCTAAATGTTACACTTTGTGGTACTGAATTACCATTACCAGTGATAACAATATTATCACCAGAAATTAAATTGACAGTATCAAGACCAAAGGCAACTAGTTGATTGACACCATTTACTTGCCAGTTCTTGAACGTACTGTTGAGTTGAATAGTGACGGTGCTATTGCTTTCATCAACAACAGCCATGCCCGAATCAGCGTCGAACTGAATCGTATTGATACTATTAAATGTATTAACAACAGTATTGTTGCTTGCATAAACTTCTTTAATCGTAATTGGCGCATTGGCTTTATCGTATGCATTATTTGCTTGTAGATATGCTTGACCAGCAGCAGTTGTTGCAGTATTCGCTTGACCATAAGCCTGTCCAGCTGCCGTTGTCGCAGTGTTTGCTTGACCGTATGCTTGTCCTGCTGCCGTTGTTGCAGTATTGGCTTGATTATAGGCATCAGTGGCTTTAGTTAAAATGCCATCAAACGATTGGAAAGCAGTGCCATCATCACTATAACCCCACTTGTCTGTATTCTCATTCCAACGCAAGAAGGTATCAGGTGAATCACCACGATTGACTGTTACACTTGCATTGAGCGATGGTGCGCCAGTTACATTTGAATTGAGAATAATTTCATTGTCTTCAACAAGTAGCGTTTCAACATTCAACGTCGTACTGTCACCAAGAACTTCAAGATTACCTTGAACAATCAAGCTGCCAGTAATTGTGCCACCAGCAATATTAAGTTTTAGATTGGCTTCATTGTAAGCAGCATTGGCTTGCGCGTAAACATTTTCAATTAATGATTCAAGATTGGTATTATTTGTACCAACGTATACTACATTTGCAAAAATACCATTTGTTGTGACATTACCTTCAGCGCTGCTAATAAGAGCATCACCAAGGAAGATTGTGTTATTGCTTAGATAAAGGTCGCGGAATCTTTGTGTATTTGTACCAATATCATAAGTGATGTTTGCTTCTGGTACAATATTTTTAGTTGTAAGTGTACCAGTAATATTTGCATTATATGTTGTAAATGTATTTGAAGCAAGATTGAATGTTAGGTTAGCGGATCCATCTGGCAAGTTTTGATTATTGAAAACAATCTGTGTATTTTGACCAGCAACAGGACCTTGATCGCCCTGCACGCCTTGATAACCTTGTGAACCTTGCTGTCCTTGTGAACCTTGTACGCCTTGGAATCCTTGTTCACCTTGATTACCCTGATTACCGAAGTCACCCTGTACACCTTGGAAACCTTGCTCACCTTGTCGACCTTGTGCACCCTGTACACCTTGAGCGCCTTGTGCACCCTGTACACCTTGGAAGCCCTGAGAGCCTTGTTCGCCCTGTGGACCTTGTGAACCTTGTACACCCTGGAATCCTTGTTCGCCTTGTGCGCCTTGATCTCCTTGCACACCTTGGAAGCCTTGCTCACCTTGACGTCCTTGATTACCTTGTACACCTTGGAATCCTTGCTCGCCTTGAATACCTTGGAATCCTTGTTCGCCTTGTGCTCCTTGATCGCCTTGTACGCCTTGGAAGCCCTGCGATCCTTGTTCACCTTGAACTCCCTGTTCACCCTGTACACCTTGGAAACCCTGTGAACCTTGCTCACCTTGTACGCCTTGATGACCCTGAACACCTTGAGCACCTTGAGCGCCTACTGCGCCCTGTACGCCTTGAAAGCCTTGTGCACCCTGTTCGCCTTGTACACCTTGATCACCCTGTACACCTTGGAAACCTTGTTCACCTTGTGCGCCTTGGTCACCCTGTACACCTTGGAATCCTTGGTCACCCTGTACACCTTGGAAACCTTGTGAACCTTGTGCTCCTTGTATGCCTTGGAAGCCCTGAGAACCTTGCTCGCCTTGAGCACCAACTGTACCTTGAACACCTTGTGAACCTTGTTGACCTTGGAAACCTTGCGATCCCTGTTCACCTTGTACACCTTGGAATCCTTGTTCACCCTGTGGTCCTTGTTCACCCTGTACGCCTTGATAACCCTGAGCACCCTGCTCACCTTGGAAACCTTGAGCGCCTTGCTCACCTTGGAAGCCTTGAGAACCTTGTTCGCCTTGAGCACCAACTGTACCTTGAACGCCCTGGAATCCCTGTTCACCTTGATAACCTTGGTCACCCTGAACTCCCTGAAATCCTTGTGCACCTTGTTCACCTTGATGACCTTGGAAGCCTTGTGAACCTTGCTCACCTTGTACGCCTTGATGACCCTGTTCACCTTGTACGCCTTGATGACCTTGTACGCCCTGTGAACCTTGTGCGCCCTGCACGCCTTGGAAGCCTTGTGGTCCAGTATCGCCTTGATCACCAGTACGAGCAAATGTAATTAATACATCTTCATCATTAGTGAATGAAGAAGCGCTGCCTGAAACATAAGAGCAATTTACTTCAAAGTATGTACTGTGAATTGACAATGAAGAAATTGTAAACAATGCGAAATCATTTGAATCAAACTTATTAGTGATTCTAAAGTGACCCTTGATTGTTGACGTTGAGTCATCAATAGTGACTAAGAAATTGTATACGTTTGATGAACTGTCATCAACATAATCAATGTACAATTTGTTTGCAAGTGTTACGTTTGCATTATTGAGTTTTAAATGTCCAGTGCCTGGATCAGTGTTTGCTGTATCATTATTAAAGGTGTAATCAAATGTAGCGCCACCAAAGTTACCATCACGTCCTTGATAACCCTGCTCACCTTGTGTGCCTTGAAATCCCTGTTCACCTTGAGGACCTTGAACGCCTTGTTCACCCTGTTGTCCTTGTGAACCTTGTACACCTTGATGACCTTGTGAACCTTGTACACCTTGGAATCCTTGTTCACCTTGGAATCCTTGTTCACCTTGAACACCTTGAAATCCTTGCTCGCCTTGAACGCCTTGGTGTCCCTGTACACCTTGGAAACCTTGTTCGCCTTGGAAACCTTGAGATCCCTGTTCACCCTGTACGCCTTGGAATCCTTGTTCACCTTGGAATCCTTGTTCACCTTGGAAACCTTGTTCACCTTGGTGTCCTTGATAACCCTGTTCACCTTGATGTCCTTGATAACCCTGTGCGCCTTGCTCACCTTGGAAACCTTGCGCGCCCTGTTCACCTTGAGCGCCAACATCACCCTGAACTCCTTGGAATCCTTGTGCACCTTGAACGCCTTGTTCACCTTGATGACCTTGAACGCCTTGTTCACCTTGTGCACCAACAGCACCTTGAACTCCTTGGAATCCTTGTGCTCCTTGTGCTCCTTGAATTCCTTGAGCACCTTGTGCTCCTTGAGCGCCTTGTACGCCTTGGAATCCTTGATTACCTTGTGCGCCTATTTCACCTTGTACACCTTGGAATCCTTGTTCACCCTGTTGTCCTTGTGAACCTTGAACGCCTTGATTACCTTGTACACCTTGGAATCCTTGTGCGCCTTGTACACCCTGTGATCCTTGCTGACCTTGTGAACCCTGTGCGCCTTGTACACCTTGGAAACCTTGAGGACCAAGATCACCACGATCGCCAGTACGAGCAAATGTAATTAATACATCATCATTATTGCTGAACGAGGATTCTGCACCTGAAACAAATCCGCAATCCACTTCAAAGTAATTATTATGTACTTTAAGTGCAGTGATTGTGTAAAGAACAAAATTATTATCATCAAACTTGCTTGTAAGTCTAAAGTGTCCTTTGATAACTGATGTTGAATCATCAATTGTGACTAAGAAGTTATATGCATTTGATGTATTATCATCAAGATTATCAATATAAAGTTTTGATGCAAGCGTTAAATCAGAATTATTGAATTTTAAGAATCCAGTTCCTGGATCAGTATTAGCAGTGTTGCTAAGAAAGGTGTAATCAAATGTAGCACCACCAAAGTTACCATCGCGTCCTTGATAACCTTGTGTACCCTGTACACCTTGAGCGCCTTGTGTACCCTGTACACCTTGACGTCCTTGATGTCCTTGTTCACCTTGTCGACCTTGGAAACCTTGTGCACCCTGGTCACCTTGGAATCCTTGCGCACCTTGTTCACCTACAGCACCCTGTACACCTTGTGCGCCTTGTTGACCTTGTGATCCTTGACGTCCTTGGAATCCTTGTTCACCTTGACGTCCTTGATTACCTTGAATGCCTTGATAACCTTGATTACCTTGAACGCCCTGTTCACCTTGATGACCCTGTTCACCTTGACGTCCTTGATTACCTTGTACGCCTTGCTCACCTTGACGTCCTTGGAATCCTTGCTCGCCTTGGCGACCTTGAGCGCCTTGTACACCTTGGAAACCCTGCTCGCCTTGAGCACCTTGTTGACCTTGATGACCTTGTTCGCCTTGGCGACCTTGAGCGCCTTGTACACCCTGCTCGCCCTGGTGTCCTTGGAAACCTTGTTCGCCTTGGTGTCCTTGGAAACCTTGTTCGCCTTGGTATCCTTGTTCACCTTGTGCGCCCTGTACACCTTGGAAACCTTGCTCGCCTTGACGTCCTTGATTACCTTGTACGCCTTGAAAACCTTGAGCGCCCTGCTCGCCTTGATGACCTTGATAACCTTGATACCCTTGTTCGCCTTGGAAACCCTGTTCACCTTGGTGTCCTTGATAACCCTGATAACCCTGTTCACCTTGATGACCCTGCTCGCCTTGATAACCTTGAGCGCCCTGCGCTCCTTGTACACCTTGATGACCCTGTACACCTTGGAAACCTTGCTCACCTTGATAACCTTGAGCACCTTGTTCGCCTTGAACTCCTTGGTGTCCCTGTACACCTTGTGCGCCTTGAACGCCCTGTTCGCCTTGTACGCCTTGGAAACCTTGCTCACCCTTATCGCCACGATCACCAGTTCTTGTAAATGTAATTAATACATTTGCGCCAGCAGCAAAAGAAGTGACACCTGTAGTGTGAGCAATTGGAACAGCAAAATAATTTAATTCATGAAGATGATTTCCATTAATGCTGAAATAAGCAAACTCACTAATGTTTGCTGTATTGGAAACTTTAAATGTGCCTTTGATTGTTGACGTTGAATCATCAATTGTTTGAAGATAATTGAATACATTTGCTGTATTCATATCTTCAAAGTCAATATACAACGTTGTAGCCGTTGCAAGATTTGTGCTATCAAATTTTAAATTTGCGCTGCCTGGATCAGTGTTTGCTGTATTGGTTAGATACACATACTCAAATGTTGCACCACCAAATTCTCCAATTTCACCCTTGGAACCTGTTGTACCTTGAACACCTTGGTGCCCTTGTACGCCTTGATGACCTTGAACGCCTTGATCACCCTGTACACCTTGAAACCCTTGTGAACCTTGTTCGCCTTGTACGCCTTGATGACCTTGAACACCTTGGAAGCCCTGTGAACCCTGTTCGCCTTGAACTCCTTGGAATCCTTGAGCACCTTGTTCACCTTGATGACCTTGTGAACCCTGAACACCTTGTTCGCCTTGATGACCTTGGAATCCTTGAGCGCCTTGCTCACCTTGAACACCTTGTTCGCCTTGATGACCTTGGAATCCTTGAGCGCCTTGTTCACCTTGGTGTCCTTGTGCGCCTTGAACGCCTTGTTCACCCTGTCGTCCTTGATCGCCCTGTACACCCTGGAATCCTTGTGCGCCTTGTTCACCTTGTACACCTTGGAAACCTTGTGAACCTTGTTCACCTTGGTGTCCTTGAAATCCTTGTGCACCTTGTTCACCTTGTACGCCTTGATGCCCCTGAACACCTTGATGACCTTGAACACCTTGAAAACCTTGAGCGCCTTGTTCACCTTGTACGCCTTGATGACCTTGAACGCCCTGCGAACCTTGTCGTCCTTGAGAACCTTGCGAACCTTGTTCACCTTGAACACCCTGTGCTCCTTGAATTCCTTGAGCGCCTTGAACGCCTTGGAAACCTTGTTCGCCCTGAACACCTTGAGCTCCTTGACGTCCCTGAGTGCCCTGTACGCCTTGAGATCCTTGATAACCTTGAAAACCTTGTGAACCTTGCTCACCCTGCACACCCTGTTCGCCTTGTACACCTTGCGCACCTTGACGACCCTGTGAGCCTTGAGCGCCCTGTACACCTTGATGACCTTGAATGCCTTGAGAACCTTGTGCGCCTTGAATACCCTGTGAACCTTGAATGCCCTGCTCACCTTGTACACCTTGGAAGCCTTGTGCACCTTGAATGCCCTGTTCGCCCTTTTGTCCTTTTTCACCTTGGCGACCTTGTGCACCTTGATAACCTTGATCGCCTTGTGGACCTTGATCGCCAGCTAAACCTGTGCCACCAACTTCACCTTTTTGTCCTTTGTCGCCTTGCGCACCAACTGTACCTTGCACACCTTGGTGACCTTGTACGCCTTGAAAACCCTGTGAACCTTGTTGACCTTGTGAACCCTGTGCGCCCTGCACGCCCTGTGAACCTTGTGCGCCTTGAACACCTTGATAACCTTGTTCGCCAAATTCGCCTTTTTGACCTTTCTCGCCTTGCGCACCTTGTGCACCTTGAACACCTTGTGGTCCTTGTGGACCTGCAAAGGCAGCAACTGTTTGATCCCAAGTCACTCCATTCCATTGATAAGTGACATCGCCAACAGTAAATAGTTGATTAAGCGTAGGTGAATCTGGAAAATTAGGTATTGACATTTAGATTACACTGGCATAGAAATTCTTGAAATATTTAGGGCATTTACAGCGAATACTGGATCGAACAATAAGCGCATCTGTCCTGCAGAAATGTCAGAGCCAAATGAACCCAAGTATGATCCCGTAGTGACTGTACCATATTCTGTCATATAAGCAGTTGTGCCATTATGTAACAAAATTATTTCAGTTGCTTGATAATTTGCACCACTCTTAATTTGAATCAAGTATTTTACAGTTCGATATTCACTAATTGGTAGAATATCAACAACAGTTTGTGCTGCTAATGAGGTTGCTCCTGTATTAGCAGAAAGAGTTATTGTATTGACTTTATATTCTGTCGCATTAATCGTCAATCTGCCATTTGATTCAATTAATGTACTTGATACATTTAACTTTGTTTCATTTTGTAATACAGAAATATTTCCTGTAAATGTATCACCAGCACGATTTGCTTTTATTGAATTTAAATTATTTGCAGCAGCAGCAGAAGAAGCAGTGTTAGCATCATTAAGCGTTAAATCACTTGATGTATTAACAACTGGCGTTGGTGTGAGCGATACCCATTGCGCACTTGATCCATCATTATAATAGATGTAGAACTTACCAGTATTTGCTCTCCACCACAATGAAACATTTGAATTGGCTGAAGTAGGTGCAACATCAGAGACATATAGTTCTGTATTTGCGTAAACGCCACCGCCAGCAAGTTTAGGATTATCAAACAATAAAACAACTTTATTATTTGATGGATCATCTGTACCAGTAATTGTTAAATTAGAACTATTTGCAGATTTGAAATCAAGCGTTCTTCTTGAACCAACAGCAGAACTATCAACTTGTACTGGTGTTACATTTGCAGTATTTGCTGCACTATATGCAGCATTTGCTTGATCGTAGGCTGCATTTGCTTGATCGTGAGCATCACCAGCAAATATTAATGCGTTGTTTGCAGTATCAAAGGCACCATTTGCTTGATTATAAGCATCAGCTGCTTGTTGATTTCCTGCTAATAAAGTATCAAATGAAGTGAATGCTGTCCCATCGTCAGTCCATTCCCAATGATTTGTGCTTTCGTTCCAACGAATTGAAACGTTTGGTTCAGAACCGCGATTGACAGTCAATAAAGCATTTAAATTCGGTACATCAGTTTCAATTAAATTTGAATTGAGGATGATCTCATTATCTTCAACAAGCAATGTTTGAACATTAAGTGTTGTACTATCACCAAGAACCGAAAGATTGCCTGTAACTGTCAAATCACCACTAATTGTTGATAGTGCAATGTTTGAAACAGAAGTAATACGACCCTTATCGTCAACAGTGAATGATGCTATATTCGAACTGCTTCCATATGTTCCAGCACCAACACCAGTTGAAGAAAGCGCAAATCCAATGTTAGCATTACCAGAAACAGCACCTGCACCAGCAGTAACACTTACTGTTACATCGCCAGTGTTAACAAAATTAAGTTGTTGTTTACTTAATGTTGAACCGCCATTTGCTGAAACGCGAACGGTATTTGCTGCAAGATTCGAAGTCGGTGATAATACATTATTGACATAAGTTCGTAGAGCATCAGTTTGCTCTACAGCATCTGTCGCAAGCTCTTCTACAGTAGTAATATATTGATCTAATTCGTATACAGTATTTGCTGTTGCTGCTAATATATTGCTGTTACTGTCAAGAGCATCATATAACTGAACAACACCAGTTTGTGTTGTGTTTGCTTCACGAATTGTAATATTTGCAACAACAACATTACTTGTGTTTGATGTGCTAACTGATAATAGAGAACCTTCAATTGTTTCGACTTTTAAATTTGCACGTTCAGTAGTATCAGTAACCCAAGTTTGAACATTATATCCAGCAAGATTAATTGCATTTGCAGTTAAACTGCTGATAGCAATTTCGTCATTGGTTGTTGTAGATACTTGCGTATTGCCAAGAAACAAAGTTGTTCCTGACAAATACAAATCGCGGAAACGTTTTTCTGGAGTGCCAAGATCGTATGTAACGTCTAGATTAGGAACAATATTTTGCGATATGATTGTGGCGGCAACGTTCAAGTTGCCAGTCATCGTATCGCCAGCCTTTAATACACGAGTATTTGCATCATCATAAGCATTATTGGCTTGTGTATAAGCAGCATTTGCTTGATCAAAGGAACTATTAGCCTGATCATATGCTGTGTTTGCTTGATCGTAGGCTGTATTTGCTTGATCAAATGCTGCAGCAGAATTTACATCATCACCTTTGGCACCTTGTATACCTTGTGCACCAATATCACCTTTTTCGCCCTTTTGTCCTTGTACACCTTGCGCACCTTGTGCACCATCTAAACCAACATATCCACTTTCACCTTGAACACCTTGCGCACCAGTAACACCTTGTGCGCCCGTATCACCTTTGTCACCTTTTGCACCTGGTACAAAAGAATCATCACCTTTGGCGCCTTGTGAACCAGCATCGCCCTTTTCGCCTTTGTCGCCAGTTGTTCCAGCTTCACCTTGAACACCCTGTGCGCCAATATCACCTTGTGCGCCAGTTTCGCCTTTTTCTCCAGCAGCACCTTGCACACCTTGTGCGCCAGCTGCACCTTGTTCGCCCACAGCACCTTGCGCGCCAACAGAACCTTCAGCACCTTGCACGCCTTGTGCGCCAGTATCTCCTTTTGCACCAGCAACACCTTGATCACCTTGAACGCCTTGCGCGCCAGTATTTCCTTTTGTGCCAGCAACACCTTGATCGCCTTGAACGCCTTGTGCGCCAATACCAGCAAATGTACCTGGTAAACCTTGAGCGCCTTGAACGCCCTGTGCGCCTTGCACACCTTGAGAACCTTGTGTACCTTGAACACCTTGACTGCCTTGTGGACCAGATGCGCCAGCAATCGGTGTTCCGCTACCAAGAACAACCGAGCCAATAGCGTTTTTATTTGTTAAATTTATTTTCATCTGGTTACCTGAGGTGTGACTGTTATTACGCCTTCCATAATTCGAATTGTCACATCCGAGGTATCCATCATCTTAATATCATAGACATAACGACCAGGATTGATATTAGCAGTCACAGCGGAGTTCATTGTTATGCTAAGATTACCATTAGGTCCGTCAAGAATAGAAATAACTAAATTTGCGGTTGGATTTGTTGAGTAGTAGGACTTACGAAGTTGACCTGTGAATGTATAACCTGCGACGCTCATAGGAGTGCCGTCGTCATTTTTCAAGTCCATATTTGTTTGAAAATTTGTTCCCTGATCAACAAATAAGTCTATGTAAACCATCAATTATCTCGTAGATACTCGTACGTTAGTGTCTTCAGTGTGTCAAAATCAGAACAATTCACTATCCTTGTATCTGACGGCATATCTCTTAATTTTTGTTTTTTGGCGGCAATCGTTGTTTTTAAAGCAAGATCACCTAATTCGTCTGCTTTTTGATAATCTATGTCAAGTTGTTCTAAGTCTGCACTTCTCATTGATCTGACATAATTCGCATGACATTCTTTAGCCTTTTCCATATTTATGGTAAATTGAATTGGAGAAGAAACGTCGTCAAAATTGCCTTCTAGGGCAACCCAATAGCCGACATTTGCGCTGTTTGAAAGTGCGATTTTATCAAATTCAGCTTTATCTGTTGGATTTTCTAAATCCACAACTTTATATTGAGAATTTTCAGGAATATCTTTAGCAATAACCTGTTCCAAAGGAAGAACGCCTGTAGGCATTAAAATAGCAAAAGAACCACCATTATTCTTCAAATTATCGTTGGTATAGACAACTAATTTCATGTTAAAAAACTCCTAAAGACATTTGTTTATATTTATTCATCAGTGTTTCGCTTATTAACTGGTAGGTTTACTGCCGACCACAATAACGCTTGCATCTTGTGATATGAAGTATCGGGTTGCACGATTTCCTGAACTATAATTCCCAGACAATCCATAAGCAACTTCTGCATAACTGGTGGTTTTATCGATCAGTTGCAAATGACCACTTCCAAGATAATAGTATGTAGATTCAGCAGAATTTGGTTTTCTGGCACAGCCCATGACTGCAAAGTTTGCGTCTGCCATTGAAGTCGCAAAATTAAGTCTGTAAACATAAACTGTAACAGGGTAAGCGCGTCTTGGTATACCATCTTGAGTGTAAGAAGATATAGTTATACTTGAAATATTGTTACTCGATAAAATAGTGGGACTAAAACCAATAAACCCTCCGCTAAAGTTTGCATAAGCAGAAACGAGCTCTGGAACTATCGTATCTTCTCCAATTGTTCCTGTATAACCAGGGTCGCCTTTTTCGCCCTTTTCTGAAGTAGCAGCATTTGTGCCAGCGTCACCTAAAACACCCTTATCTCCTTTTGCTCCTTTTTCGCCCTTTGTTGCGCCGATTGACTCGCCCTTTTGTCCCTTTTCACCATCATCACCAATTTGCCCATAACCAAATTCACCTTTTTCCCCCTTTTCACCTTTTGTTCCTCCAATCACTTCGCCTGTTTCGCCAATTTCTCCTTGAAAACCCTGTGCGCCTTGCACACCTTGACTTCCAGAAACGCCAATATTACCTTGAACACCTTGTGCACCCTGACTACCTGGCTGTCCTTTTTGACCTTTCTGACCTTTAATTCCTTTATTGCCATCATCTGGTAAAGAAATTTCGACTTCAACGTCAGTAACTTTAGTATTAGATGTGTTTGCAGCAGCAACTACCCCAACTATACTGTTGGCTAAAAAATTCAAACCACGATCAATACCTTGAAACACACCCTCAACATATAATGGTGTTTTTGATGGGTAAGCGTCACCTTGAATCCAACAAATACCAGAATCGTCAGTACCAACAACTAAATTAGTTGTGATGGTATTTTGAGCATTGATAATTGTATTAGATACTAAATTTTTTGTTTGAATAGTATTTGCTACATCAAAAATAACTTTACTATTTGCAAATCTTGCATCATCACCATGGTAATATGCTTCATCATTTACAATTTTTGTTTTTGTTGTAAAATTATTTTCGACATTGGCATTGGCAACCACACTCAATGTAGTACCTGTTTGTTTATCAATATAAAGAGAACCATTTTTAATATTTAAAACTGGTCCTGAATCTTTATAATAATTTCCATTACGAAGATCATTTACTGAATTTGCAAGATCATTCGTTGCACCACGCCAGTCGCTGAACGTGTTGTTTAATGTTATGTGTGATATGTTTGCATTAGCCATTTATATAATCTTATTCTCTCACAACGATAACGTCAGCTTGTGATGGTATGTAGTAGGTGAGTTCGCGATCAGCTGCACCAGCAATCGCAAAAGCAACGACAACATAATTTGCATTTCGACTTAAAAGTTGTAAGTGACCCGATGCACTATACCAGTAATTTTTAGGATCACTTCCATAAACATATAACATTTCAGTATTGTTTGGTTTTCTTGCAGTACCAGCAACGGCATAGTTTTGATCAGTCATTGGAGTTATAAAATTAATTCGAATTTGAATCAGTGGTGTTACTGAATTCCAGAACCCACCATCATAATTTTTATTTTCCGTAACAGTGATGCTTGAAACGTTGTTTGAACCATTAATTGTTATTGGGCTTGCTGGAATAATATCTCCTGGTAACATTGCTGAACCAGTAAATGAAACATAGGCTTTTACAAGCTGAGTTGCGCCAGAAGGTGTTCCCTTATCGCCCTTTGAACCTTGAGCGCCTTGATCACCTTTTGCGCCTTTGTCGCCTTGTACACCAGCAGTGCCTTGACTTCCTTTGTCGCCTTTATCGCCTTTATCGCCAATATCGCCACTGCCACCAATTTCACCTTTTTGACCTTTATCACCTTGGAAACCTTTATCACCAGCACCTTGTTCGCCTTTATCGCCCTTTAATCCCGTACCACCAGTTCCAGGTTCACCCTTACCGCCTTGAACACCTTGACTTCCTTGTACACCTTGAAAACCCTGTGCGCCTTGCACGCCTTGAAAGCCTTGATTGCCTTGAACACCCTGCGCGCCAACATCTCCAGGTGCACCCTTATCACCTTTAATGCCAGGATTACCAGCAGTACTTGGCGCATCAAATACAATATCAATAATTTTTGTATTTGAAACATTTGGTGTTACTGTAATGGCACCAATACCAGTTCCGCGAAAGTTGATACCTCTTCTTGTAGCAACAAATGTACCATCTTGATACACTGGTGTTCTTGATGGTGCTGGGTCACCATTAATAACACATTCTCCATTAGAGTAATCAGAACCAACAGTTAGATCTGTTGTGATGGTATTTTGTCCAGTAATTAAAGTATTAGAAACTAAATTTTTTGTGAAGATTGTATTTGAAACTTGTACATATGCAGCAGAATTTGTAAAACGCGCATTAGCCCCATTTACTGTAATGTCATCAGTTGATACAAATGTCTTAACTGTTAATTGATTTGCAACAGAAGCATCAGAAGCAACAAATAGTGTCGTGCCAGTTGGTTTGGTAATGGTCACATTACCAGATCCGATAATTAAATCTCCGTTGTCTTTGACGTATGCGCCATTACGAAGATCATTAACTGAATTAGCGAGCACATTTGTGATGACTCGCCATTCATTAAATGTATTGTTTAATTGTAATTGTGCTATATTTGCATTAGCCATTAGAATTCTCTACCTTTTCTAAAAGTTTTTTCATCATTTCTTTCAAATCATTTATCTCATCTTTCAGTTCTTTAATTTCTTTTTCTTTTTCTTTATTTTTGAGCAACTCGCGTTTATATGCTTCATCTTTTGATATTGCTTTGGTATCAGTATTTAATAGCGCCATCGTATTGATATCGCGAATAAATGGAGTATTTTTTACTTTAACAAAAGATGTCATATTATCCCTTTGGTGTTGCAATTGTACGCATATCAAGAATACTTGGAAACACTGTTGGATCAGAAGAAACTAAAGCGATTTTAATCGCGAAACTTTTAAATTTACCACCAATTGGATAAGTCGCGTTATTTTCAACATATTTAAGTTCACCATTTTCTAAACTTGGACGATATTCTATTTGTACTGGTGTAACTTGATCCTTACTTGTGAAGTTAGTATATTTTTTCATTAACTTCCAAGATTTATTTGTAAATGGTTCAGGATCAAATCCTGAAAGGACTTTATAATAAACGTGAACATCAGTACCAGGTGGTTTAATCATACGCAAGTAAACGCGCAAATCACCAGCATCAAATCCATCAGCAAGAACAATCTGCTTTGAAATATATTTACTGAAAATATTACCGCCATTTCTATTTGTTTCGCCAGAAATTGAAGCCGTTGCTGTTGTGTTTCCTGAAGCGACTGGTGGTGCGGCAATTGTAATTGTTGGTGTGGTGATATAACCAAATCCAGGATTATCAATTATAATATGATCAATAGTGTTTGCTAATGGAGATCCTACTGTAGAATTTCTTACGGCATAGCCATTAGCGCCTGTACCATTACCATCTGGATCAGTAATTGTTACTGCTGCATTTGAGGTATATCCAGTACCAGAATTTGTAATAGAAATTTTACTATTTGAAATGCCTGCATTATTGATTACATTACGCATAGTAATAATACCGAGACGCTCTAGATTAATGATTGGCGACACGTCCGCGTCTGTTGTTACCATCTCTATTTGAGCATTGATACTTTGTTTAGATCCTGCACTCAACAAACGACGACGAGAAGAAGTCTTAATTGATGTGCTTAAATCGCCACCAAAACTGTATACTTTATTTGGCGAAATTGTTATGAAATCTGTGTCCATTGCGCCAGTGTTTGCAGATTTAGTCTTAATTTTATAATCAATATCTGTTGTTGAGAATGATGTTCCCGTTGAATGCAAGAAAAGCCGATCCATCAATATCAAGTTAGTAGTCGGTGTATGTTGAAATCCAACTCTAGCGATAGTATCCTTAGTAAATGAACATTTATTAATAACGAACATCAAGTCTTGATTTTGATATGGTGTCCACGTAGAAGCATTTTGTGAGCGGAAAAACGAACCAACATATGGTTGTTCTGAAACACGTCTTGGTGGATTTGAGCCAAGAATATCTTGACCTAGTTCTGAAATAAACACTTCATAATCTGGAGATTCAGATTGAACAACTAAAGCATATTCAGTATCTGGAGCCAAATATACTGGATCTGGAAAACTAAATTTTGTAAGTGTATCTGAGTCTGTGGCGTCTGGAATGTCGGAAGTTTTTACATCCTTCCACTCAACTGTCGCTACAGCAATAATTGTTTCTGTTGGAAATCCGTTTAGTGTGGTTACAATTCGACAGTTAACTGGAAACTGAACACCATCAATACCATCAACATCTGTTCCAGATTTAGGTTTTGCCTTAAAGAACAGATCAACACTGCTTACAAAAATGCCATAGTTTTGTTTTGGACTTTTTGGTACTGGAGTGAAGAATGTTTGAGCCACTGGATCGCGACGACGTCGACGTGTTGTTGGTGGCTGTTCTCTTGGTGGTGTGACCACTTGTGTTGGTGGCGTTGCAACTGGTGGTGTAACGACAGTATTTACCAATCCCAAGGCAGTATATTTTGCTGAAGCATACAAACCAATGTCAGAATCTTTTGCAGAAGTGCGATCAGTAATTACGAAAAGTTTTTCACCAATCGTAAACTTAAAGTTTGGTGTTTCTGGGATATGAAAAATACCAGGAACTGTTCCAAAATCATCAACATAGGATTTACCAATTGAATATTTCGTATTTGTAGTAAATGCGATTGTTGGTGCTACATTAAGAACAAGTTCAGTGCCATTAATCACATTGTCAATTGTACGAGCTTGACCTAAACCTGTGCCTGAAGCAATATAAACAACGTTACCAACAATTGAACTTGAAACATTTGTTGAAGTGAAGAGCGTTCTAGTGTTGCCACTGTTTGCGCGGAAAACAATACCTGAATTATGTTCTGAACTTACGATAGTAAGTGTATTACCAGAATTTAGAGATCTGACAACTTGCGAGGCTGCAAATCGGTTGTTTGCAACAATGCTGGCTAGATTTGCAGAAAACCCATCCCCACCAAGTTTATAAAGTATACTTGTTGCATTTCCAACCGCAACTTCACCAGAAACAGGAGAAAGAGCCAAAACAGCATTCGCATGATCCCAATGTTCAACCTTAGCAACGAAATTTCTATTAGCATATAACCCAGGCGAAGTCGCTGATGTTTGATATACAATGTCATTCGCCGCAAAATTTGTCTCAGAAAATGAACCTGAAACTAAACTCATATTTGCAGTAATAAAATTTTCATTCAAATAAAGAATGTTATTGGCGGTTGATATGACTTTTGCGTATGCCTTTGATGTGTTATTGATTATCCCGCCATTTTGAGAAAAATTAGAACTCGATACGTTTTGTGAAACCAAAAGTTTTGATGGTTTTTGTACAAAGTTATTTACAGCAACATCATCAAAAAAGAAATTTACTTCTTTATCTGGTCGCAAATTTGTTCCAGTAAACAATACTTCTCTTGCGCGAATAAACGGAACAATTTGAGTAGTCGATGATGCTGTTTGTGTAGCGGTATCTGTCATTTTATATTACCTTAAATTAAACTAAATTTGAACGATCCACGTTAAAAGTGTCGCGAATTTAACTACTTACTCCTTGTTGTTGTTCTTCTAGAAGAGTCAATTCCAATAGAATTTCCCACAACCAAAGAATTGTCACCTGCATTTACGATCTGTTGCTGATCGGTTGGTCTTCCAAAAAAGTCATCAAGAGATGTGAGTGGACGCTGCCCGTCAACCGTTCTTTGTGTATTAACTGTTGAAGCAGGTTCAGAATTTAATACGCCCCAAATACTTTCTGTTGACCCATCAGCCAATACTGGAACATTTACACCAAACGTAGCAGAAAATAATCCACCAGTTAATTGCGTTGAATTGAATGGGGTAAGTGACGTTAATAATAAATCTGTTGATGAATTTACTGGAAATATCGTTGAATTCAACACGCCTGGCTGTGTTGCTGCATTTACAAGACCATTAAATCCAAGAGCATCACCCGTTTGATTTGTTGTAGTAGGAACAAGTCTATCAGAAACAAATATGTCAGTTTCTGGATTTAATTTTAAGTAACCATCAAAACGTGCAAATTCATAAGGCTGAACTGTGATGGCTTTGGTTGCTGTTGTTTGAGAAATAGCAGCCTCTTCTGTAAAATCCAATGTAATGGTTTTATCGTTTATTCTATAGCCACTTGTACCAGAGATTGCTGATGAGTGGATTAATTGAAGTGCTGTTTTTTCTACATACGGTCCTAATGCCATTTTATACTCCTACTCTATTGACGCCAAAAAGTCGTCATTAGTGATATCTGCGGTCAAAAAGCCATCAAATGTGTCAACAACAATACCATATTTTTCTTTTTCGCGTAAATTATCTTCGTATAGAATTGCTGTATCTGATGCGAGAGCTTCTATTTGTGTTAATGATGTGTATATTTCTAATGCCTCAATTCTCTTCTCGAGTGTTCCTATGTCGCGCATTGTGAAGCGTTTATTTTCGACATATTGTAGTGCAATTTCAGCAACATTTGCTGCGTAAGCAGGAGAATTGATCAGGTATAATGTCATACCATCGTCTTGATCTGCTGGTGGGATTGGATTAATCGCTGAAGTGCCTGTTCGAATTTTAAATTCTTTATCTTTTGTCAAAATAAGTTTGTCAATTCTAGGTAGATAAAATTGATATGACAATTCCATTACTTCAGATGGTTTTTGCACCTTTCCGCCAAAATAAGTTTCAGAAGGCTGACCGACGGTTCTTGTTGGTCTAAAATCAACGCAGTCACGAAGATTGTAATAACCACCACTTTGACCATAATAAATTGGAATTGCTCCAGAAGCATATTCTGTTGCTGGGTATGAGTCTACATTAAAGTAACCAGAGGATGCGCCAGCTGAGTGGTCATAATATTTAATAAGGGCAACGATTTGACCTTTTGGTGCATTATAGCCAGGTTTTAATACAAGGCTTGCATGATCATAAAAATTATCGCGCTGACCACCATCAAGATAATAGTGTTTTGTGATATCAATTGCATTATCAACATTTGGTGCATAATTAATATCACCAGAGTCAAAAACTTTAATTAATTGAACAACATCTGGAACATAAAGGCTCATTGGGACGCCAGGTTCAGTTTCAATTGGACCTGCACTAGTAAACCAAACATGTCCACGCACAGCATCAATTTTAACAGAAGCGCCTATAGGTGCGCCAACTGATGTGCCATTACTTGGTGTGTCTGTTGCTGTTAGTACTGTATTTGATGTATTACCAACAACAGTTTTACGACGGCGCGCAACAGTTTCTGTTTGCGTATCATCAACTTTTACAGTCATTAAAATATCAGCAACAATTGCTGCACTTGTACCTGTGTATATTGTTATCGATTTTTCATTAGTTTGGTAAATGCCAGAAGTTCCTGTTGTCAAGTCAACAATGCTACCATTTGAATATACTGTGGATCCAGCATTACTGCGAATAATAACCATTAAATCTGTATTTGCTTGAGTATCAGATACAAAACTGCCTGTTCTACCAAAAGTGAACGATTCTCCCGTTGAGAGATGTCCGCCGCCATCTGATAAGGTTATTTGACCATTGCTTGTGAAAGTTAAATTTGTTAAAACTTTTCTATGGTAATAGTCTGCGTTTGTGATCGATCCGTTTGCTAGGTAATTTTGACCTAAACGGAAAATCATTGTATTTAAATTCGTATCAGTTAGATAAGTATTGCTTGTAGCATCTTTGCTGTCTGAATGAATATCCATTGTAGCATAAACGCTGCGTATAGTATTCCAATTAGAATCTGCTGCTGAAGGCGCATATGCTAATGAATCTAAATCTTTAATAGCAAAATCTAAACGAGCTGTGCCACTTGGTGTTGCGGTAAATGGAGTGCTCACCGTCGCAACTTTGGTACTACCAACATAATTAATAATTTCTCGACTATCGCCAGTAGAATTAACAGTAACAGTTACATTTGTATATGCGTTATCAGTAGATGAAAAGTCTGTTGGTAAGGTAATAGTTGTTGATGTGCCACTGACTACCGTAAATGATAATGGTTGTACATTGGCGTCACAAATATATGTTTTATAAACTGTTGCTGACTCGCGATCAAAATTGCGAATTTTAGCAGTACCAATACGAGTATTTGCGTATGTTCCAAAAGAATATTTGTCAACATTTGCGCTATTAACACAGTGCAAATCAACAGTTGGTAATGCAAAATTAAAGAAACCTTGATTACTTGATTGAACATTAGCAACGTACAAATAATTGCCATACTCAATGTTCAAATCATAATCGTTTGATGTTTGTCTATCGCGCGCTTTTCTATGAAGAATTTGTGTTGGACCAACAGTTTCAAATTCAAATCCTTTAACGTATGCTTTTCCTGGATCCAAATTGATAAAATAAGTATTACCAGTTGCGTCTTTCGTATTAGCAGATAAAGTTGCTCTAAAGTTTCTAACTGTGTAATCGCCAGATTCATCGAAAGTTCTACGAGCAAGAGTTTTTTCAAGTTCAGAATAAATTGGATATTTGACTTGTTTAGTGATTATGCCATTTTCGACGCGCAATAACTCGAAGAAACGAGAATCATCGGTACTTGTTAATGATCTTGTTGTCAGTCTTAATGAAAACTGATAGCGATGAGCGCCAGGTGCACCTTCGTTTGAAGCGCCGAGTGCTGGATCTAATAAAGTTGAATCTTGAGATTCATCAACAACATCAGTTTCAATTTGCAAACCGATCTTAGCCGATGGGGTTATACCGTAAGGATCTAGAGTAATTGTTTGCGGTAACACTTTAACGAAGAAACCACTGGCGTAAAATACACCTTCTTCGATACTTACTGTCGTTCCTGTCCCAACAGCACCAGTTAAAATTGTTTGAGCATAATACGTTGTAGCGCCCACAGTACGCAGCGTTTCATTATTTGTAAATGCACCGCGCATCATCTTCACCATGAGAGTTGGTGAACTTCCTGGAACTGAGGAAGTATATGCCGCAATCACACGACCACGTTTAACCTCAGCCTGGCTATTTTGTATAACCAATTTGCCTACAAAATTATCAAGATCAATATCTTCATTATTATAGGTTGGAAATAGTTTTACATAAGATACATTATTGTCGATGGTTAATTGACCACCAACAACTGGACTACCATCTTTGAAAATATGGTCACCAAACTTCTTGATTTGATCTTGAATAATCGTTTGAAGTTGAGTTAATTCTCTTGCCTGCACCGCATATTCTGGGCGAAACAGAATTCGCACATAATTATTATCTTCATCAAAATCATCATAATAAGGTGCGCCAGTAAATGTATCGATTCCCATTTTTATACCTTTATATTTGTATAATCAAACGAATAACTTCAGATTGTTGATCGTCTCTTACGATTGGGCTACGATTATCAATATAGAGTAATCTGCCCGTAAATGGCGAAATCTCATTATCTTCTTTTGTTATAATCGAAGTTTGAGTTGCGCTACTTTGACCAACAATTGGTTTTTCTAAATCAACAGTTCCGCGAGTATTATTTAAATGTAATGTTTTTGTATCGTAATCCCAATGAACGACTGTACCAGTAAACGTTGCATTCACAATGTTTGAACCTTGGTAAACCGTTTCATCTAAAGCATATTTATTGCCCGAAGAAGGAGCGACAAGATTTAGACGAGTTGTTGTAGAATAGACTGAATCGTTTGCAAATGCTGTTGTTGTTGGATACAGTCTTGGATTTAATAAAAGACCGATTTGTCTATAATCTAATTTTTCATCGCCCGATATTGTTGGGATTTTACCACCCTCATCTGCATCTAACTCTACTGCAATCATTACATGAGAAGCCCCAAGTTCGTGTATTGGACTTGAGCCATGACCATTTACTGGAGCAATTTGAACATCAAATTCAGCATTGGCACCTGTGGTTCCTGTATCTTGAATAGTGACGTTTGCGTATGAGTAGCCTTCTCCGCCATCAAGAATATTCAATCCAGTAAATGTACCGTCTTCAATTTTAGCGGTTATGATAGCGCCAGTACCGTCGCCCTCAATACTTACGATAGAGGCTGAGTTACTATTTCCGCTAGAAATATAACCATCTCCACCATTCAAAATTTCAATAATGTCAATAGATCCCGCTCCTGCAGTTCTTGCCACTAAAGTATCTGTGGTGACGGGCATCCATTCTGAACTCATAAATTTGAGTTTTTTGTTAGAAGATATCGTGTACAAATACTTCCATTTATATCCATCGCCCATTTCAATATATGGGTTTTCAGGAAGCTGACCCGCAACCGTAATTTCTGGCATAATTGTTGAATTTGCGCCTTCATTATTATAAAGGCATTTGAATACTTGATCTTTCGTGTTACGAACATAGAATTTTTGCGCATAATGTGGAGAATTATTCACCACCGAGTATGCAACATTTGAATTGATGGAAGAGGTACTAAATCTACTATTTACCGTCAAATATGTGTTATTTGCAATATTAAGGACTTCACGAGTAACGCCATTAATTCGAATGATTCCGCCATTTGATGTATTGGTACTAAATTGTGTATTATTACCATTTACGACAATTGAATTCGCTGCGACATTAACAGTTCCTTGCATTGGTGTAATAGACAATGTGGTAAATAAATCAACACTATCGCTATACGCATCGTATGGCGTATCATTAACCCAATCTTCTCTAGGCACAACAATTTGCAAGTCAGAAGCAATAATTTTTTTCATCGCAATCATATCGCGATAAACTTGATTGATATAATTGGTAGTTTCTTCTGGACTTTGAACTTTATTTCCAGCCCAAGAAACTGGTCGACCTATTGTGATATATGTATTTGCTGTTGACGTTGCAAATATGCCGTCAAATTTATCGACCAACGTTGCATTGAAATTTTTTAAAATTTTGCTACTCATTTAGTTAAGTCCCAGGAATAATTTTATAATTTACTTCTTCATAAAATGGCGAAACGACGTAAATTTTACCATTCGCATTAACCCCATCAAAGATGGAATTACATGTAATGCGTTTCGTGACGTCATTAATCGCAGCAATTTCTTTAGTTATAATAACCGAATTTGATGAGTTTGACGTGTTTGCCACATTTATTGTAATAAGATCGCCAATAGTAAGGAACGAAGTCAAAGAAACCGAAGTGTCATAAATTGTCACAATTGCTGTATCACTAGTTACATTTCCGCGACCAAGCCCAATAAATGACAAATTACTTTCTAATTCTAAACTTGTGTCGCTGATCACATCGACAATATATTTAGATTGTTCGCGATAAGTGTTGCCTGTATCAATTACGATAATATCATTTGCATTCGCTGTTGAGGTGAACGATGTATCAACACCATCAATAATCAAAGAGCTTCCATTAGCATTGATTGCGCCAGTAACAGCAGACAAAATTCCAACATTTATTGTAATGTCTTTTGCTTGCAAATTTAAATTTCTATCAACATTATATTGTCCAAATAACGTACTGCCTGTTGTGTGTAACAAAGACATAACAGTATTTTTATACTTATTTAAGGCTTCTTCAACAATTAAAACATATGAATATGTTTGATATTTTCTAGGACCTTGTAATCGTTTACTTGAACTCAAAAATCCATCATTATTTAAAAAATATCCATCATAATTTATCAAACCATTTTGCCAGGTTGCATAGGCTTTGGCGCGTCCATCACCATAGGTGATAACTTTATACGTTCCATTCGAATATTGTGCAATATTAAATGTCACATTAGATGAAGCCACAATATTTGCAGTGGTGAACGTATTTTGCACGTTTAACGTTCCAGAATAATTATAAAGGCGAAGCATTGAATTGTCTTCATCATAAAAGTCAATTAATGCTGTGAAATCTGTTGTTGCTCCAGTATTTTGCCAAACGCGCTCACCAGATACAATAATTTTGTCAAAAACATCTGTTGGTTTGACATATATGTCTTTGATTTTTAATGATACGCTGGGAGTTGAAATATAGTCAAAACCGCGCTGAGTAATTCTAAAGTCTTGAATTTCACCATAACCATCAACAACAGTATTTGCAATTTCATTATTACTCAATATTCCAGCAACGAGTATTGCGCCAGAACCGCCTGTCGTTTGTACACTTACGTCAGGAGCAACATAATACCCCTCACCACGTTCAGTTACAGTAATCTCAGTAATATTACCAATGCCTCCAACACTCGCTACATGCGCATTTGCGCCATAACCAATAGAGGTAGAACTGTTGAAAAGAATTAAATCGTTTACCGAATAACCTGTTCCGCCAGCGATAATACGAACATTTGCAACTTGACCAAGATCTTTCATTCTCGGTCTATTTTCCACAAAAACTTTAACATTTTCATTAATCAGCGATGAGAATGTGCGATCTACGACGAGTAAAATTGATTCATCTTCTTGCGGGACAGCTTGAACGATTTTTCGCATTTCACGAGTCGCAAGACTATTTCTTTGCACAATTAAAACATACGATCCTTCATAATATGTGACTGGATCTGTTGATAGGTAAAGTGATCTGTTGTTTGGACCTGCCAATGGAGTCGTATCAATTTCAACCATTCCATCTTCATCAAGAACCAAATCGCTGCCATAAAAAGTTTCAAATTCGATTTCTGGTGGAGATTTATAACCCGCACCACTTTGACGCACATCTACCAATTTAAGCGGAGCAACTTCTACGTCGTTAAATGTAAATGCTTGACCGAGAGTGGTTGCAATTGTTGAAGTTCCAATATTATCAAATAAGAAATTTGCAGCCTGCAATTCGATATCTTTCTTATATTCAATACTATCCGTGTTAACAGTTATATTGACTGCATTACCAGTATCAACAGAACGAACATAAATGTTTGCACTATGCCCTTCTGTTGGAGTTAAAGTTGTAACATAGGTGTTAGGGAAAGTTCTGTATCCCAAACCCGCATCAACTAAATCAATTGTTTGAACTCCACCGCTCGTAACATTTTTAACGTAGGCTTCCGCTTTAATCGAGTCAGGAGTCTTGGCTAGTCCACCATAAAATACAACTGGATCTCCAGGATATGTGATTGCATTGGTTTCGGGATCAACTTCCAAACCTCTATATTTCGTGCCACGACGAAATACGATAGGTCTACCAGATTTTGATATTGATCCTTCTATGCTGTTTCTTGCAACATAATCATTATAAAAAATTTGTTTTTCTTCTTCGGTAATCTCATCATACAATTCAATTTCAGTTTCAGTCGCCTTTTGAGTGACTTCTTCATAAAGAGGACCAACTTTAACATTAGAAATAGAACCAATAAGTTTTTCGCGAATTTGTTGCTTTAACCCATTACCATCGACATAATCAATAATAACATATTCACCTGCAGTGAATGGTCTTTCGTCTTTTCGAGTTACAAATATCTCTAATATCTCACGACCAGAGTCGCGGTCAACAGTTTTATATGCCGCCTCAATTACAGCTTCTGTTCGAGACTTTTCTCCATATAACTTTCTATTTTTCAAAAGATTTGTATCTAAACCCTCAAGGTCAGTAGATAATGTTAATCTGACTGCTTGAGGTATGGTCCATTTTCCATCAGAAGTTTTGAGTATGTCTGTTTTTGGATAATAAACTTCAACATCTTTATTATAGAGTACTCTGAACAAGAATTTGTATGCATCAATTCCACCTTTTGTTCGATATAATTCTTGTATTCGTTTTGCTAGTTTTTCGCGATCAAAATTCGTTTGTGTTGTATTTGTATCTTCATCATCATCTTCTTTTTCTAGAGGAATATATTTTAAATAATTTTTAGTAAAAGCGTCATTTAAACTTGATAAAGAACTGTCGATTTTATCAATATCAATCGCATCTCTTAATGCTTTGGTATAGAAAATCGTACCACCTTCTTCAGAATCTTCCAACCATTCGTAATATGCTTTCAAAAAGGCAACAAACTTCTGATGCTCGTCAGCAACAAACGCTGGAACCTGCGTTTCAATTAAGTTGGATATATTTTCAAAAAGTTTAGCCATTATTTCGTAATTGGTGTCAATCTAACGGAAATACTTTCTGGATCATCAAAATTCACAGTCAATATTTTATTTTGACTTGATTCAAAAACTGTATTTTCGGGTTTAGCGTGCATGCTTAATTGTTTAAATTCGTTTAGAACGTCTAAAATTGTGATTTCTGTAATTTCAACCATTCCAGTAGAATAATCAATTGTACCAATACTTTCATTCACAAAAACCTTTATTTGATTTGCATCAAAATAGTACATTCTTAAATTGCCAGTTTTTCCTTGAATCACAACCTTACCTGTTCCACCCCTTGCTTCTGGTCCCCCACCAGAAATTCTAGCAATTGCTGTTGTGTATTCTGAACCTCTTTTTAAGACATTAATAGATTTAATTCTACCATTTACAATAACAGCCTCAGCTGTTGCGCCAGTTCCATCCCCAATAATTTCAACGGTTGGGGTTTCAGTATATCCTGTGCCAGGATTTAACACCTCAATAGTATCAATTCCCGAATATGAGAATGGCGTTTCTTCAATAAAACAAGTTCTAATTACATTACTTGAATCTGCAACTTCAAATCCAGGAGAAGAATATAAACGATTTTCTGTTGTTCCGCGAGCAAGTGGAATACCAAAATCTAATTTATACGTTCTATTGTTATTCAACACAGGCTTAAATTTTTTCTGCACAAAAATATTTAATTCATTACTCAAAACTGCTGGATCAGCATCATCAATTTTTCTTGTGAGTCTTGATGCTCTAAATGTTGAATTGAACTTGTTAAGTTCTTGATTGACAAAGGTCGTAATCGCACTTTTTATAGAAGTTTCAATTTGCGATGGAGTTTTATTTGTTTTTAGAGGATCATATGTGGCACGAATACCAAAATTTAAATAGTTGTAATCAGCATCAACAAACTCTGGCGTAATCGTTAAAATGCTAATTGGTTTTAGAATTTCTTCTTTAAGGTATTCCTTTTCAACTTCAGTTATTTCAAATCCGTCTCTTGGTTTTGCTGAAATGAATACTCTACCGTATTGTGGTGGAATCACTTCATCACCACCCCAAACCGTAACAGAATCAAAATATGGGTATTTTTTATTAATAAGCGCAATATAGTCGTTTTTCGTAACTGCTCGATTTTGCGACAAGTATGCTTTTGGTGCGCTGAAGCGAATACTTTCAATCGATTCGATGTCAGCACCAGAAGCCGCAGTTTGTACCGTAGTGACAGATATATTACTAAATCCATCTAGGCTATCAATTAATGAAAAGGTGTTTGCTTTATTTGCGAGAGGACCGTCAGTGATTAAATAACTTACAATAAGAATATTACCATCTTCTAGTCTTTTACCTAGGACATTATCGCCGAAATAAATTTGATATTTGCTATTGTCAACTTCATCAATATAGTAAACTGCACTGGTTGCTTCAACAACAGGAGCATCTTCTGCGAGTACAAACCTTTCAGTTTGAAGATTTGTGGGCGATTTTTGCACAGTAACTTCAATAGTTGAAGTATCGATACCAGTATCCGTTAACTTAAAATTTTGTTTTGGGTTTGTTAAGTCATCAACAATAAAAGTATAAACTAATGGTGTTCCTTGTTTAATTACCGCATTAGGTAAAGAAAACTTTCCATTTTTCTTTTCTAAAATATTATCTTTTAAAATAACAAACGGAAAATTTGAACCGTTTATATTTTCACTTCTAAAACGAGTAAATCGTGGAACTAAAAGTAGGTTTTGATTGCTTTCACCTTCACCAGGTGTGATGTCTAAATTGATTCTCGCAATTGGGGCAACTCTTGATCTTGGCATATACCCTAAAAGTTTAGCGTGCGAAACAACTGACGAGCGAAGATCAGCAGTATCCATAAACATTTCGTTTGCGATCATGTTAGTGTAATATGACATATAGTGCGTATTGTACGCAAGAATATCCATAAGGATATTCAAACCTGATCCTTCAAAATCGTAGTCTGTGAATTCTGGTTTAGATTTAATAAAGTTTTTCAGATTATCCTTAATAGTCTGAAATTCTAATTCAGTTATTCGAATTTTCGATTCTGCCATTTTAAATAACCTATCTTAATCTTTCTAGAAAGAGACTTATTGTTACGGGTTCCAAACGATTTACGATGAAAAATTCAATTGTTATGTTATAACCCTGATTATCATAATCTGATTGAACATAAACATTACGAAGTTTCACGCGAGGCTCATAGTTAGCAATTGTCAATTCAATTTCTTTTTGTAGTAAAATGCCAGTTTCCGCAGTCATTGGCTCAAACAATAAACGGCGAACATTCGACCCGATAGAGGGATTGAATGGTTTTTCAAAATAGTTCAAAAGAATTAAATTTTTAACCGCAGTCACAATTGCACGATCGCCAATTTTTCGATTGACGTCCTTGGTAACTGGATTGGCGCCGAAATTTAAGTCCAAATCAGCATATGTTCTTGATACGTTTGATGCCATTTTACTAGTAAAAGTTAATAGAATTATTTATTAGCATTATGCAAGACGATGATATCCTGTCTTGTATAGTCGATGATTATTGAATGTTGCGTTCTTAACGACCGCTGTACCTGCTGGTCTGTTACCAGCCTTATTATATGAAATATGAATCCAAGGTAATCCTGAACCCGTCGTTTTATATTCAAGTAACAATTGATCATGTGGCACGTTATCGCGAATCCATAGCGCAACTTCGTAGTATTCCGTTTTTGACATTCCTGGGAACTGTAAGTCTGCAGCCTGTCCAGTTTCATGTTGCGACTTACCCGCCGCACTACCCTGTGGCGTTCTAAATGCGTTGGTAACAATCATAGTTGAATACTTTTCTTTAATTGGGTCTAAGCAGTTCATTGCTAAGAGCTTAAGATTGCAAACAATTTCGGCTTTAGTGAGTCCACGTTGCGGTATAACTGGTTGTTTTTCCACTATGGCGTTCGAAGAAAGTTTACCCAAATTCCAATACTTGGATAACATCATATTTGGATCAAATTCTTCTTGGTCATTCTCAATGCCACACTCATTTGTACCCTTCGATGGCGCTTTTGGTGGCTCGGTGTTTGCATCGGTTGTTGCGATATCTTTCAGTTCAGACTTATCATAAACGCCCTTGTCGATCTGCTTTTTAATCCATTCATCAGCGCCCTTTTCGCCAGCATCAAAGAAGAATCCTGCGCGATCGGCTGGTGTTGGTTCAATAAACCCAGCGGATGGATTACCGCATTTGGTTCCCGCACTCAATACACCTGCAACTAAAGAACTACCGTCCTTCAGACCACCCAATGCACCAGAAAGTGGACCAAGTTGCGCCTCAAAGTTAGAGAATTTGGTGATATCTGCCGTAGCCGTCAATCCTTTAGTTATATCTTTAATAGCACCAACATCGGCTGCAGCGCCTGATAATCCGTTTGCAAGGCTTTTAATTTCCCCCATATTCTTACCGAGGTTTTCAAATCCACCCGCAACTGCCTTGAGATCCGCAAAACCTTTTAATTCATTTGCTATGTCAGATACGCCTTTAATATTATCTGCTAATCCATTCAGATTATTACTAAAGTCTGAGAGACCAGTAATTCCATCTTTAAATCCACCAATGTTACTTAAATCTGTTGGTAAACTATTAATCTTTTCAGATAACTCTAATATCTTACCTGTTGACGCAGAACCTGCAATTGTTTGAATGTCTGTACTTGAATTTTTAATGTCGGTAAGATTGTCGACGATAGTATTAAACTTAGATAAGTTTGGTATCTTTTCAGCGATTTCTGGTATTGCTGCGATTTTATTTACGTTACTCAACACTTCATCTAATTTTCTTATTTTACCAAGTTCTACAGTAGCATCCGATATTTTTTCTAACTGAGCTGTAGCATCTTTAAATTTAGTTGCACCATCCAGCATTTTGGAAACATCTTGAATATCGCCAAGTTGGCTTTTAAGTTGTTCCAAATCAAATCCTGCACCAAGTTGATCTTTAATTTTGTCAGTAAATTCTGTGAGTTTTGAGATTTCTCCAAACTTTTCTGTAATGCTGTTCAAATCGCCAAGTTTTGCACTTATGTCACCAATGTTTCCAAGACTGCTTTGTAGTGATTCAAGATTTTCTAGTCCTGGAAGTTTAGTGAGCATATCCATACCAGGGATATTCGCTAAACTTGTTAATCCGCCTAATGCACCAGTTAATTGCGAAACGCTTGCTGCGACTGTTCCCGCTGCTGTTGTCGCAGCTGCTGCAGCACCTGCAGCAGCACCTGCAGCAGCATCAGCACCTGCTGCAGCCTCTCCACCACCACCACCACTTGCTGTTGGTGAAGGTAAAAAGTCATTTGAAACCGCAAGACCACTTTTACCAATAATAACTGCTGGCGCATCAACATCAAGTAGGAACCCACCATTAATGCGCGTTGCGGCGAGAGAAGAAACAGCCACTTGAGCGCCACTAATCTTCACAGAACCCATGGCGTTTATTTTAACATCCTTTTTCGCATTTAGATCAATGGTACAATCA